GAGCCCGGGGGGGCGAGGGGTCTTGACCCCCGAGCCCCCCGCACTCCGCTTAGGAGTGCGCAGTTGCCAAGTCAAGCGAGCGCCAGCCGAGCGCTTGTATTAGCGTGCTGAGGTTAGCGAGCCCGCGTAAGCTGGCTGCGAGCGGCTGCACAGCACGCCTACTGGGCGAACCTCCATTTCCTGTGGAGAGTTCGCATAATCCAGCATTTCCCTCTATACCGCAAGCCAACATTTCCATAGGAAGTGTAGGTAGAAATCACAGATTTCTAATGCAAGCCAACTATAAAAGGCTTGTGCTTGCGGTAGAGAGGTGATTGCGAAGCAAAAAAAGGGGCTCACCCTAAGGCGAGCCCAAGAATTAAAACACATAAGGTATTGCCTTTAACCCAGTTATATCACATACAGCACGGATAGCCCATTCTGGACATCCATAAGCCCAAAGGTCATAAGCACTTTTATAACCTTCAGGTTTACACCGAACATTAGCCACCCAAGACAACACTATTAAGTCATGCCGAGTAAGACCATGCTCATTGAATCGAAACATAAAGTCATACTTTGACTTCATTACTTCTTGTTCACTCATCATCCAAGACCTATGGTTGATTCACCATTAGCAACCCTTTCTACCCAATCCAAAAACCTATTTCTATCAAATAGTGCATTTTGTCCGTTACAGAAGTTTGTTATTTCTTCTATAATGTAGTCAGTAGATTGATTTGCTTTCTTCCAGTTACCACACATAGTTGCCAATTCTTTAAAGTTTTTCTTTGTCATTACCATCTTTTACCTCCATTTAAATTTAGTTTAGAGCCTCCGCTCCGTAGAGAAAGCGGAGGCGACCTTATTAGAGAGGAGGCGAACTTGGAGCAATAAGCTTTTAAGGATTTAGTGAAGCCCGAAGCCCGCGAGCGTAGCTCGGGCTGGCGAGGACTGGAGCGACCCGAAGGGGAAATCCTTAAATGTGTTTGCGACAGCCGAGCGAACGGTATAAGTTAAAATAAGTTGCCAGGACATTACGGAGTAGCGACCTCCTGCCTGGCTCTCGAGTTTAATTCAACAATTCCACTTCCAAAGGAAGGGGCTTACTTTAGTAATTCCAGCGCCTTCTTATACATCTCAACAGCTTCCTCGATAGTCTTTGGTGCTGGTTCTACAACTTTACATAAACACTGAGCTATGATTGACTTATCCCTACTCCCATTAGACGTGGGACTGGGAGCAGGTGTTGAAGCCGTCTTACTCCCAGTAGCCGTCGCCGTAACGTTTATCCCACGAATGTTCTTAAATTTCCCATCTTGAGATACTTTAACCTCGACATCGATTGACTTTCCTATACTATCGGATAACTTGTCTGCGATGTCTTTATCCCATACGGTATACTTACGCCCCTCAAAATCTTCAATCTTCCAAAAACTAGTTCCGTTTTGACTGTGTGCCCCTTCTACGAACCTTACTATTATTTCCATTCTTTACACCCCCTTTCAACACTTTGAGTATTTCAGTTAGGTTATGATTAATAAGAAATAACCTCGAGCTTTCTACTTTCTCTATCTTTAACTGCTCCTCTTTAATCTCCATCAGCCTCTTAAAAAATCTCATACCAACCCCTCCCCGAAGACTTTGGCTATTGCTCTTTCAAACTCACATAGCATCTCCCACTTATCTTTATTTCTTACGTTGGCTTTCTTCCCAACCTTAATTATATCCTTCAACTCCTTAATCGATTGTTTGAGGTCTTTCTCATGAAACCAAAATTTAAATCTATGCCCCAATTGTATCTTATCACTCAAACTCATCCTACCAACCTCTCCCCTGCTTTTTCTCTAATTAATGCTTTCATTTCTTCCTCCGTTTCAAAAATTTAGATACTTCTAAAGAGATTGCATCATTTCCACTAAATCCAATTATGTTTTCTTGAAGATGATGATAAAGTGCTTTTGCTCCTCTCCAAAATTCATCTTCTAATTGATTTAGTGCATCTTCACATGCTTTTTTGTAATCTAAATTTTTGTCGTTCATTTTGATTTATACCACTCTTGTTTTAATTCCTGAAGTTGCTTTATCAAATGCTTAATATAAAATTCTGCTGGATAGACTTCGTTTGATAAAGTTTTCTGTATCATTTCTATTTCATTCTTCAAGAGTGGGTGTTTTCTTCGCTTACGAGCCATTTAAAAAATTTCTCCTAATATCCTCATTACTATAACACCCACAGCAACCCCATTAACGAAGCACGAAATAGGAAAGAGAATAGGATAATGAACCATCATCCGTAAATCCTCACGTATTTATCGAGGACGTCTCGCCATGTGTCCGCATACTTTCGCCTCAATCTATCAATCTTCTTCCAATCCTTATCATCAACTCGAATAACAACTACCTTAACCATTTGCATTAAACCCATCTTTAAATCCCGTGTCATAAACTTTCTTCAAAGTCTTTCTAACCGACGTTTCAACTTGTTTTTTTATCAATTCTTTAATACAATTCCTAAACCAAAGAGTTCTTGTTGTTTCTTTAATTATAGTTCTTGCGAAGTTATCATTTATTCTTATTTCCATGCTTAATTCTTTCCCTCGGGACAAATCATGAAGTCTTTTAATTTATGTTTTTTAGTATAATTAAGGGCAGCTGATTCAGATAAAAAATAATAAATGGATTCCGATTCCAAATTTATTAAACCCCAATAACTTTTATCATTATCTTTCAAAAGTTTTTTACTTTTTATTACCATGCTATATAAAGGAATCCTTCCTTTATAAATGTTTCGTTCTACGGATATGCCTCTTATAGATGTCACAATCCTCATACTTCAGGTCGTAACATCTGAAGTGTTCTCCTAACTCTGAGCACTGCTGATGAGGGCAAACCAAAGTCCTATCTAAATTCGTAAAAAATTCCCTTATTAATTTTTCTTCGAGGGCGTTTGCCTTTTTCATAGTTTATGGTGCGTCGATATCTTTTATTTGTTTTTCCATCATTATTTTACTATCCAAGCACCATCCTCATAAAAATGAAATGCATTGAGGTTCGTATCATAAACTATCATTCCATCAATAGCAGTTAAATTATCTCTTTGTGTTGTTGTCATTCTTGGCACAAGTAGAGCTCCCGTTGTTGAATCTATCTCTAATGCTGCCGATGTTGCTGGACTCGCCGTCCCGATGCAGACCTTGCCATCAAAATAATAATTACTCACCCCATCAAAACTTGCTGTGTCATCTGCATCAATCTCCACACCAATTTGCAGGGATTTTCTGCTTCCGCTTGTTGCACTTTGCCCATAGATTTTAACTTCCTGAGTTTCCCCTGCTTCACAAGCATCAAACATCCTTATTGGAACAGCCCCATTACTTTGTAATTTTAGAGAACCATAACCTGTTGCGTTAATATAGCCATGGGCTATTGAAATTTTGTTACTTACGCCACCATCATAAATATTTACTCCACCAGTTCCCCTTCCATAGTTCATATATATTGCCTGATTTCCTGCTGCTGTTAACTGAAGAATATCATTTGTGCCATCTATTGCTTTTATTACAGTCCCAGAATTAAGACCGACTCTTATTGCCCCACCAATTTCTACATAATTATTAGAGGCATCTGTTGGAAACCAGTGTATTCCTCTTGTAGTTGCACTATTATAATCAAGAACAATCAAATCTCCAAATGTGCCTGTGCCTGTTGTTGTGATGTCATCCCCAGCAGTTATTGGAGCGAGAACCGTGCCTGTCCTCTTCCAATAGATAGCAGCGAGGAGAGCAGCATCACCATCATCAACATATTTTTTATTGGCTATATCAGAGTTATTAACAGGCACTTTCTCAATCGTCCCTTCCTTCGTGGCCACATTCTTACGAACGGCGAAGTCGTCTAAGATACCCGCCGACTTCTGAGGTTGAGGCTTAGCCACCTTCTTCGGATAACTTCTAATAAGTGGGTTTCTCTTTCCCATAATAAAATTAACTTCCTTGTCTATAAATAATTAACCCTTTCCCGTCTGCTGCGGTTATAAAGAATAGTTCACTCATTGCGATAGTAGATAATGCTGCGATAATTGCTGTGCTATCCCCTGCGTCCCCATCGTAAATTTTAGTAGCAGCTCCCATCAGGACGAAGTCACCAACTCAAATGACCCTGCACTTACAGCCACATATAATTTAGCCCCACTCATTACCAAAGTTCCTATCTCTGCATGTGCCAAATCAGTTGCAGGCTCATCAGTTGGCACAACAATAACTCTCGGTCTTAGAATATTAGTATCAGCGTCCATTCTTCTTCTCCTTTGATTTCTTTGGCTCTTCTTTCTTTAGTGTCTCAATATAAGCCAAAGTCTCCGGATTATCTAAGAATGCGCCAGCTTCATAATTTTCCTTCCCTCTCCGTAGAATACCCTCAGAACTCATCTTACGCCCTCGTGTTTGTAATTTTACATATTTCGTTTGGGGCTTGACTTTGGAATACTCCTCTTTCCCATGCTCGAATAGTTGTAGCCTTGCCCGGGTCGTTAATAGTTACAACCGTTAAAGGTTGCACTTGCTTCCATACCATTCCTTGTCTTGCTACTAATACGAAAGCCGCCTCAGCCGTAACAACTTCACTAACAACAATCGTCAATCCAAGAAGGCTACCCACTCGTCCATTACTCATCACTCCAGCGTTATAAGTTGGATGATTTAGAACTTTAGTATTTGAGATTATGTTTGTATAGTCTGTCCCATTAACAACAAGATAACCATTACCCGCCAAAGCGTCAATACCATCTGCCCTTAATGTTTGGATTGCGTCAAGGATGTCTTTTATTGGGTCTCTGTTTGCTATCGTTGCCGAGTCCCATTCGCTTCCCGCCGATATAGCCACTGTGTTTCCGTAGCCAGTCGTAGCTGTCCCTACTGCGCTTTCAATAGCTGCATCAGTTTGATAAATTATTTTTCTTCCAAGTCTGTAAATCTTCCTTTGTAACATTGGGACCGTTGCCGTCTGTGTGGACTCTAATGAGATAACCGCTTCACCCGCATACTTTAGAACAACAGAAGGTACTTTTGTTTCCGTAACGTCGAAGTATGGGAATGGCGCCATCTGTGGAACTCCCGAGATTGTTGAGCCAGTTCCCCCATCTGTTGAATCGTCGTTTGTTTCCCTATAATAACTTTCTGTCCATGCCGAAGAACTATCAATCGCACAAAGAGCCTTCCATTTTTCCTCAATCTTAACAACTGCCTTAACTGCTGTATCAATATATTCTTTTCTCAAATCTGCTTCTCTGTCTGTATCTGCCATCTTATACAACTCTCCCTACTCTTATTCGAGTTACTTCACTTCCACTTGCATCTTCTTCTCTCTTACCCACAACTGCTCCAGTCAATAAGTCTCCCGCTACTGCGTCCCTAATTAAGTTTGCTCCACTCATCACTACCATTGCCCCCGTTGAACCGCCAGTTGCACAATCTTGTATATCCCAAACTCCGTTCTTTGCAAATGTGC